TGATAGTATTGGCATTCAGCTTTTATACTTGGATCAAAGTCTATCAGTTCTGGTTGGTCTTCAAAGATACTATCAATAGCTGATAGTGTAAACACACTAAGCATTAACTGTACATTGCTTCTTGTACCTGGTAGTGTTATAGTCTTTGACTTATTTCCTTTCCTTGATGACAGGTCCTTAATATCACTGATACTAAAGGTCAAAGGAAATGGAGCATTTTGGTCAATGTCTACCAGTCTACCATTTATGAATAATTCTCCAGCCATTAGTTAAGTTGTGATCTATAAGTATATGTTCTATCTATGGTCACTTGTTCCTGTAGCAATCCATCTCTTCTCCTGGTCTTTAATTGGTAGGTTGAGTTAGTAACTTTAACAGGCTCAAATTCTGTTCCATTTGTTTGCTCAAGATAAACTATAGGAGAGTCATATAAAGACTCTACCAACCAATTCTGAACATCTTGTGATATCCAATCTGAATTCAATACTAATTGCTTATTCTTAGTCTTGGCATAATTTACTTTTTGCCCTGAGTATAGTGGATAAGTGTAGCTGTTACCACTCCATACACCTGGATCACGTTGATAAGCAAATGACTGTACAGTTGCTGATTCTGTTGATACTAATCCAAAGGTAAATGAATCCCAACATCCAAGTTTATTTAACCAATGCAATCTATAAGGCTCATATCTTTGACATGCAAGATCCATGTAAATAAAAAATGTTTCTGAACTACTTATACCACCAACATCAACATAAACAAAATATTTAAAACAATCATCAAAGTCCAATTGTGTTATTGTTGAATTTGCTATAATAGCTTGTGGACCAACATTTAAAATATTATAATCTGTACTTGTTAAAGAAATTGAGAAATCTGAAGCTATAACATTTCCTAACACATCATAAAGTTCACATGCTAAAGCAACTCCAGCACTACCAGTTGGCTCTAAATAACCTAAATAAAAGTTATCTTCCATTCCACATAAAGCTCTAGATGTTCTTGGGAAATAAGTAAGAAATAAACTATTTTGAGTCTGATTAGGATCATAATCAGCATCATCAAAATCAATCCATTCAGTATACTCTAATGATCCATTAAAAGCCTTCAATGTAGTACTAGTATCACTTGCTTGTGTGATTGGTGGATTACCATACTTTTCATAAACTATTATAGCATAAGTAACCATTGAATCAGTAGCATCTAGTTCTAAGTTAGTAGTAGGAATAGTATTTCTAATATAAGCTTCTACAGCTTGAGATACATCTATCCTTGATAAAGCATTAAACTGTCTGAATACTTGTTGAGTCAAAACTAATGTAGAGTCAATGTATAACTCCACAATAAATGAAAAGTTTTCCTGTGCTGTCTGATCACTGCTAAAAGTAAACACCAAAGGATTGCCAGCTGGTGCTATAGCTTGTGGTTGATTATATATTGTTACTGCCATTCTTTAAAAAATTTATTTCAAACATTAATCCAGTCAACTCAGCCAAATCATTTGCAATCTTATTAAGCACATCATCAGTGATAACATTCTCAGTTATTCTCTTAGGTCTTAAACCTCTCTGCTTGATTTTATATGATACTGCATAAGCGTGACTCATATCTAATCCTTTCCATTGACTTATAGCTGTTGCCATGTTATGACTTACACCAGGATAGTTAAATGAAAATCTACTACCATAATTGTTACTACCAACAGCATTAACTCCTTCATCAACAAATGGATAGTAATCATCAGCCTCTAATCTAAATGATAATACTCCAGTTGGTACAGGTATAATTGAAGCTGCTAATGCTCCAGTGTTCTGAGCTACCTTCTTAGTGTAATCTCTGAATTCAGTTGCAAGCTGTGTTGATAAACCTGTTATAAATCTATCATAAGCAGTTTTTGGCTTCTCAGCTTCCTGAGTAGTGATACCAAAGTCCTCAAGAAAATCAAATTCTGCCATTACTTAATATGCGTTTATGTTCGTTCTCATCTACTATTCTAAAGTAGTTCATCCAAAATAATGATGTCACATAAGGCTGTTGTGTAATTTTTCCCACACTGAGTCCCATTTCTTTTGATAGTCTATGTAAGATAGTGGTCCAAGTGAACCATTCTGAATCTTTAATTCCTGATTCATCTGACTCATCTGCATATTCACTCTCACCATCTGTATCCCTAATATAGCGTTCTTCTGCTTTTTTGAGTAGTGCAAAAAAAAACTAAAGAAGTTTAAAAATTCATCACCAGGGAAATGTTCTTTAAATAAATGATATCTATTATCATTAGGATTAAGTAATCTACCTCTATCATCCTCTTGACAATATTCCATACCTTTCTCAAGGTACATAATTGCTAATGCTTGACATGGATCTTGGCTAATGTCTTCAATCAACTTTAAGTCAATAATCTGTCCAGTAGCAACATGAGAGAAGTTCTTTTCCAGCCTGTACTCTTTACCATTGATAGTAATGAATTCTTTTGGCTCAGTATATTGATAACTACTCAACATCTTAAGCAAGTGATTGGATGCCTCCTGAACACTTGAGATATCAGAGTTCTTAATCTTATTGATTGACTCACCACTGAATATACTAAGTAACTGACATTGGAAAATTAAAAACTGTGTGATGTCCTCTTCTTTCTGTTCCTTGATAGCATCAGCCATCATTAACCATTTAGTCATTTGCTCTGGGCTACAATCAGCAATGGTTTTTGGTAGTTTAATATCTAGTTGTTTCATACTCTTAATGCCATGTATCTGCCTCGGTTTGTAAACTCTTTCTTACTATGCCATGCTAATGCTGTAGATATAACTCCATCATCATGCAATCCTGATGGTGCAGAATAAGTTACATTCCTTGTGTTTGGATTGTAAATATAGGAATAATTTTCAAGCTCATCTATCAACCATTGTTCATTGATAATTGATATTGACTCCTGTTCAAATGCTACAGCAAGGTCCTCAATAATAATGGGCTTTGTCTTAGAGCTGGTAACAAATGGATGGATTAGATTCTTACACCTGGACTGAAGCATTTCATAGAATACATCACCTTGATTGTTTACCTCCACCAATGTAGTTGCATTATATTGCTTGATGATAGTTGCTACCTTCTCAATGATTTTGCTCCATTCATCATGTCTCCATCTGTGAGCTGTGACCATGTGACCATCTTGATTGAGAATAGTTAATACAGTGTAGTCATCAGCTCTACCAATATCTAATCCTCCATACATCTTAGCTGTCTTGACTCCAGCTTTAATACAGTTGCTTACGTTTTTAAATATACCAGATGCATTATCTATAAACTCAGCCATGTACTCTTGTCTGAATACAATATCAGGTAGTGATCTCTTTCTCTCTTCCAGTTCTCTTGGATCAATCATTGGATTATCATAAGAAGTGAAATGAAAGTAAGCATACCTATCATCATAGTTAGGTTGCATACATAATCTATGAAAGTGATTCTTACCTTTTGGAGTAGAGATAAATATTATCTTCTTACCTTTCACCAGGACAGTTGCACTAAGTACCTCATCCCAAAGCTCAGGTCTAGTAAATGCCATTTCATCTACTACCATGTAATCAAATGTATTACCTCTGATATTATCTGGTCTTTCACCTGAAAAGAATTCTATGGTAGATCCGAATCCTGTAATCATTAAGTCTGATCTATTGAATGAAAATAAACCACTTGCTGATGTTGCTCTTTCCATTTCAGAGAATACTTTCTTCCCTTGCTTATATACTGGAGTTACCCAAGCAATTTTACAACCTTTATCATTGATGGCCCAGTATAACAATTGGTTGATTCCAAGCATGGTCTTACCAAACTGTCTACCAATATTTAGAGCATAGTATTTCTCATGGCCATGGTTAATAGCATCATGAATTGTTCTCTGATTATCATGTGGTTTATAACCTTTGACTGTACTCATTCAAAGTCAAACTTCTCTACATTTTTAGTCTCAAGTTGTTGTCTATCATGCATGCCAAGTCTATTCTTAGCATAGAAGATTCCTTTACCTTCATTACCAACAATGTCAATGGCTAAGCCTTTAAATAGGTTATCTATTTTTTTGATAGTGTCCGATTTGAGTTTGTCATCAGAGTCCAACCATCTGTAATATGTATCTCTGACAATACTCTGCTCCTTCCTTACAATAGGAATCCAAATTCTAAGGAAATAGTCTATTGTTGGAATATGTCTATCCAATACCATAACAATATCTCCTTTATTAGATATCATTTCTTTTTTGTGGGTAAGACACTCCTCAATATAGATATGAGCAAGTTCCTCCAGATGCATTATAAATTCATCGGAATATGCCATTGTTA